GTAAGGCACACGATCACCAGATTGTGGTTCGGATCCAGGCTTTCTTTCACGCATCTTATCCCTGACACGAACATGTGGTAGGTTTGGGTTTTTATAGGAATCACCCAATTGCTGTGAGAGTATGAGTTTGTCTATCGGAACATTACCCTCTAAAAGATTAATAGCTCGCTCAAGAGCCAATTGTTTCGGTGGTTCGGGGTCACTACTACCAAGGACAACATCGAGGAGTTCCTTACATACTTCACGAACGAACATGGTATTGTCACGTCGGACAACCTGGAGTCCCTTGATGTCTATGTAGTCCATATTCATATCACCCTGTTTATCCTTGGTCCATAATTTAGCGGCGTATCGCTTCTTACTATAGAGGAAATAGGGACAGTACACTTTCTCGAGTTCGAGGTTGTTTGGTTTTTTGAATAGGGCGGTACACTCGTCCGCTGCCTTCTCACCAAGTTCCCAGCTATATTCGATCGCTTCCATACCCGTTCTCCCTCCCACATCAAACTCCACCATGACTGAATCGGTGTCCCCGTACCTTACCTTCGCACCAGGAAAGTTCCGCTCCACATATTCCTTCGTCTCTTCAATCATACTTCTCCCCTTAAATGTTGTCGTCGAGGCGATGGGTACACAGGGAAGAATACCCTTCCCAGCTCCAGTGAAACCATAAATAGAGTTCATACTAATCTTGTAGGCAAGTTGCTTACCGTTATAAACCTCCTTCATGAAACCAGTAGCTGCGGCCATATCCTTCTTTGCTTGTTTCCTAAATTGTTTTAGTTCCTGAAGAATACTCGGAAGAAGACTCGGTACATCCTGTGCAAACTTATAGGTACCACCATTCAACTCGAATGTCTCATAGTTCACACCAGGGATGTTCCCGTAACGTCTATCATCCATGACAAAGGTTGAATAACAAAGATTGTGTGCCATCATGATCGATGGATACAGGCCTTCAAAATCGAGGGCTGTGATTGGTGTATAATAGGCACCAGCTTGTGCTTCTAACACTGTCGCACCTTCGTAGGGTTCTGCTGGAATGGCACCATACCGGATCGTTGGAACCATGAAGCCAAGTTCTCGGGCTTTCTTTGTCAATTGACTAAAGACCTTAATCTGCTGACCACGTTCCACGAGGAATGAAATTGGGACCCATGTCGCTTTCGCCATCTCCAATAGGTTTAGAAGTGTACAGAGACGTTTAATAAGTCTATGTGGAAGTAAGGTATCCTTGATACAGTACTCGGCAACATCTCTAAGTTTGACTGGATCACCTTCAGCGAAACGAGCAAACATCTCTTTTGGTGTCATATCAATCTTTTGGTCACCAAGATAGAGTTTGGATACATTATCCAACTTATAACTGTCGAGTTTGTAGCCCTTCTTCACTTCATGGAAAAGATCGAAGATGAAACGCCCAGTCATCGGTAATAATTTCAACATATTGTCACCCAGGGCACTTGACGATAGACGCTTATACACCATTTCGGATTCAATATTCTTCAACTTCCCAAGATTGTAGAATGATCGACTACACTTATTCTTCACAGCTCGCTTATAAATATACTCAAGATCGAAACCAAATATATTCCAACCTGTCATGATATCGATATCTTGCTTGATGATGTAGGTCCTGAACGCCTCAAGCATTTCTCTTTCCGTATCGAAACTGATGATTGATGACCCTTCGAGGTTTGAGTCGGTCTTTTTATAACATAAACAGGTCTTGTCGTAGGGTTCATCAGATCCGGGTCTACATAGGGAGATTGCTATCTGGAAACATGCATCACCGTCTATATCTGCATTAGGGAACTTACCCGTAGAACTATTCGACTCAATATCAAATGATGCCACAACAAATGGTGCCACGTCATCTCGATTTACAGGCGTTAAGGTTTCCCAATTATTACAGAACAAATCAATATTTACATGTGCAAGATTGGAACGGACACATTCATTTCCAGTATCTAACCATCCAGTAGATTGAATACCTGTTCGATGCATCATACGAAGGATAGGATCAAGATTAGATTCATAAACCTTCAGAGGAAATCGCCCACCCGAAAGGTTAAGTGGTTTTTGTAAAAAGTAGTCAGTAGATCGTCTCTTTTTTAGGTTAGAGAAAGTGACCCGCATGAATAGAAATTTTTGATTATTTTGAAAACCCCAGATATCCTTGGATTCAACAACTGTGTACCCTATACAACTCCCCTTGATGTGAGCATAAATCTCCTTGGCGTATTTGATGTCAGGGAGCTTAATGTAAAAGTATGGCTCGAATGAAGTCGTTAGGCATACAGATTTACCATCCTCCATCTTACCGAATATACTAATTAAGTGATCATCACCTTCATCTCGTGCTTCCCATGTGAGTGCCTGAAAAATAACCATCCTCCTTATGTATACTTTGAGCCAAAATTTTAATATCGTTTACTAGTAAATGTCAGCTGCCTTGATTGACCTCGTGTCCAAGGGTGCCCAGGATGTCTACATTACTGGTCAACCCGAAGTCAGTTTTTTTCGTCAGAATTACAAGCGTCACACAAACTTTTCCATCAAACCCGAACGTATTGATTACATCGGTTCATTCACTTCTGGTGCGGAGGTTACCATTCCCATCAAGTCTAAAGGTGATCTCCTGAGTTATGTGTGGATCGAAGCCCCTGGTATCGCCGCCACGGGTGCGGCTACTACTGGTCTCTTCAACAAGGACTCTAGTCCTACCGAATTTCTCCTGTATATCGGTGGACAACAGGTCTGTAGCATGGATTCTCTGTACGTCCAGGGTGTACACAATGTACTTTACAACGAAACACAGGCTCGTGCTTCGACCGCTGTCTCCACTGCGGAAATTAAAGAAAACGCGATGAACGCCGCGGGTACCGCCGATCACTTTGTGATCCCGTTCTTCTTCAGTCAGGACTGGACCAAATCTCTACCCCTTGTGGGAATGCAGTACCACGATGTTGAGATTCGCATCAAGTGCCGTGGTGGAACGTTTGACTCAACCCCCAAGGTTTATGCGACGTATGTGTACCTTGACACGGAAGAGCGTAAGTTCTTCACAGAAAATGAACACGAAATCCTCATAACACAAACACAACATCAGATGGTTGGATCCACGGATACTGACATTGATCTCACGTATTTCAACCACCCCACGAGTGCACTCCATCTTGTCTCTTCCAATGTTGGTGCCACGTGGGATACTGCATATGGATTTGACGATGCGACTCTTTACATCAACGGTACACCTTTGTCTGAAGATATGTCGAGTGACTATCACCATAACGTGGTCCCCAAGATGCACTGCCAACACCTCCCTGATGGTCTTTTACAAACTGCCCCAGTGTACACATGGCCTTTCTGTCTCAACCTTGGTAAGTCGCAGCCCTCTGGCTCCTTGAACTTTTCTCGTATCGATACCGCCAAGGTAAGTCTCCGTGGTGTTAGAGGTGGTAACATGTATCAACGTATGTACGCCGTCAACTATAACATTCTTCGTATCAAGAATGGTATGGCTGGTGTGGCTTTCGGTAATTAAATGTTACTCTATATAAACACCTATGTCGGCTAAATCGGCTAGAAATGCATTCAATAAAATGTCCGCAGGACCTACATTATACCTCGATACCAAGGGTCGTCGTATCAAAATGACGGGTAGAGGTGCTCTTTTCACAGAGAATTCTAACGGTCTCAGAAATTATCATCCAGTTGCGGCTTTTGTAAAGCCAGTTTCGGTTACTGGTACCAGAATGAACATCAACAATAAAAATGTCAAAACTGTTCCCAAATATATCCGTCCCAAGAGCAAGTTCATCGATCTTAACAACAGTAATAGCAACAACAACAACAACAGTAACAGGATAATGGTCCATTGTCGAGCGTGTAACAAGACGTATGATGGAAATGCTCAGTGTTGCCCCGATCTGAATCACGAACGCGTGAGAGTCCCCAAGTCCAAAACAAAAAAGTAATATCTTCCTCACGACCCCGAAAAATATTATCTATGTAAATAACAAATGGTACCTTTCATTATAGGCGGCGTCCTCGCTGTTGCGGGTCTATACGCATATTTTGGAGAAAACCTTATATCTTCACATGAGGCGAAACGTCTCATCAAAGAGGGTAAAATTAAAAAGGTGATAGATGTTCGAACTGCTACAGAGTATCGTGCAGGACATTATCCAAGGGCACTCCATATTCCAGTTGATAAGATCAATGAAAAGACTACGACGGAACTCCCTAGACAGGGTCTACTCGTCTACTGCAACACTGGGCAACGGGCCAGATATGCAGCAGAGAAATTACAGAATCTCGGATTCGAAGATGTTTATTACATCGCCGGGCTTTACACCAATTTACTTTAATACCCGTTTCGTTTTTAGAAGACTTCCCAAACGTTCAGCTTCCCTCCGCATAAATATTGTGACTTGATCAACTTTACCATTTAGCATCACAAGACCACGTTGCTTCATGAGTGTTACGTTATTTACTCGTGTCAGATCTACGATGGACATCTTCGTATCTGGTGTCTTACTATGATGTATAGTTAGCACAGTCGCATCTCGCTTGATATCCCTCGGGAGTTCTTCACCTTCGTAACATATAACAATGTGTGCACCCGGGTACCCACTCGCGTGCATCCACCAATGATTGGGGTCACTCGTTTCTGTGAGCATGTCATTCTCCTTTGCATTCTGACCTACCCGTATAAGCACATTGCCCGATGCTATATATTCTAACATATACTATTTAAAAATATAATCCTTATATCTATAAATGCATGTTGTCTTCACACCCAGTCCATCAGTGGCCCATAAATATCGCGTAATTCTTCCGAATAAAAGGGTTATTGACTTTGGTGGTAAAAATATACAGCATTATACTGATCATGGTAATCCACGTCTCATGCGTGCACATCTTCTTAGGAAGGGTGCTATCATTCCGAAGAAGTTACGGATCGAAACAAATCCCATTGGTATTCATCGTGGTATGCTCTCGATTAACGAGAGTGATGAAGAAGACTGGGAAGATTTCTTTAGACCCGATTATTGGGAAAGATGGTTACTATGTACTTATCCAGATGTAAACAAGGCTAAATTATTTATGACAATGAATAAAGGAATTCTTTTCATGCCACAACTTGAAGATTTTTGGTACTGTAATGATAAAAATATAGATATAATGTAATGAGTTGTATTATCGGTCATACGAAGCTCGAAAATAATGTAACAATCGAACCCATGGGGTGTAGACCAGTTAGCCCGGATGTGTGTAAATCTGGATTTATGGCACCAAGTGAAAGTATAACAAAACCTGTCAAATCGTTAGATCAGTGTTGTAAATGTCAACCCGATCAATCATGTGCATATTGTGTAGATCCATCGAATTGTACAGAGGAAGAAACGGAGAGATATATGGCAGATGAGGATGATGAATGTTTTTCTGAAGACACATCGTTATACGAATCGGTGCCACCAGAAGAACCCATGGAAGAATTTGTCCCCGAAGATGATGAACAAGAAGTGGAAAGTACTCCTGTAGTATTTTACTTTGCTGGGATAGGTATATGTTTACTTTTCATGATACTCCTTTCATTGACCCGTTGATCCAAATCCACCCGAACCTCTATCCGTGTCCTCAACGATACTAATCTCTTCAATCGGTGGTGTCTCACATCTTTCTAATACGAGTTGAGCGACGCGATCACCCTTTTTAATCTCAAAATCTTTTTCTCCATGATTGAATAGAATGACTTTGACTTCACCTGTATAGTCCGGATCAATGACGCCAGCCCCCACCTGGATCCCGTGTTTGACCGCGAGACCTGATCGCGGTGCAACTCGTCCATATACCCCAGATGGTAGAACAATTGTGATCCCCGTGGAGACAAGTCCGCGTTCTGTCGAGCGAATAACACAATCCATATTGCTATAGAGATCATAACCAACAGAACCATCGGAGCCGCGAGTAGGAATAATAGAATCATAGGATAGCTTCTTAACACCAAGAGACATTATATTCTACAAACGATATTTATCCTTATATTCATTCATCCTTTACTCTTGATTCTTTTCAATATACTTCGCATCCATTTCCAAAGTGGATTCATCTGTTGAGGAGTATAAGTCGTATAGTACTACAAGTTATTTTTACAAAATGGAAAACACTTTGTAAAAGTAACTAACTCTCCCAATCGGGATCGAACCGATGACCTCGCGATTAACAGTCGCACGCTCTAACCAACTGAGCTATGGGAGAAAAAGGGTCCTCTCTACCTGAATCGAACAGGTGACAAATGGAACTACAGTCCATTGCTCTACCAACTGAGCTAAGAGAGGGAAGCTCCCACCAAGACTTGAACTTGGGGTGGTGGATTCAAAGTCCACAGTGTTTACCAACTACACTATAGGAGCATACACTCCTCTAACCGGGATTGAACCGATGACCTCGCGATTAACAGTCGCACGCTCTAACCAGCTGAGCTATAGAGGAATATGGGATCCTTGACCCCTTGTATAGTACTCTGGCTAAATCTTTAAGCACTTTGGTTTCTTCTCAAATACCGTCTTCTCCTTAAGGTTCTGTAATTCCTTATTTTTCTTAATGTTGATACCTTGACAATCGTGTCGTTCAAGATGTGTACATCTGGGACAGAAGTTCCCTCGACAATACAAGCACTCTATAGGTACACCACACTTTTTCCTACAGAGATCACAAGGCATATCTATTATAGATGTATATTTTTTAACTAATTAAAAGAAAGACTGTAACATTAAAAAAGAAGAATGATGTTTCTGAAAGCTGTATGGGGTACTTTACAAGATATGGGACCATTTTACATCGAGAATGTATACGGATTGGGAAAGAGAATTTTATGGGATGCACCACAACGTTTCTATCTCGATATCGAATTAGAATATCTACGATTGAAACGTATTGCTGAACCAGATCCGGAACCGGAACCGGAACCGGAACGAAAGAAAATGATAAATACTCTCCTAAGTCGGTATTGGAGAATCTATATGTAACAATGTTTACACAAGACTTTGCACTCGCCTTTTGTCAGGCAACTTCCCCACTCTGTCCCGACGTTCAACGAGAGATCTGGAAATACTGTATCGAAACACCTGTATGCCCCCCGGCACCGACGAAATGTTCCAAGGTATCCTCAAACTTTTCAAACCAGAAAGTTTTACCGATAGTATGATCACAACTAATATCATCAAGGCTGTCAATCAATGTAATGAGATTCGGTATATCCAGTTGTCTGGAAATGCATATTCTGAACGTCGCGAACTCTTGGACATTCTTCTTATGAAGTGTAAGAAATTATTGTCCTTCGTGTTGAAGAGAGAACATAATAATGAAATATTCGATGATATAATGGATCTATATAATAAAGTGAGACTCGCAAAATATAAAAATGATGATATCACTCATCTCTATGAAGAATTTTGTTTGTATGAGATTAAATATAAAAATAAATCACAGTCATCAATGAACCTTAGCAACTTAGAGATTTAATACATAAATGAGTAATGGAATGCCCAGTATGTTACTGTGATACAAATCTTAATCATTTAGTATGTGGGCATCAATTATGTAGATCGTGTACAAAGAAGTGGCATACCACTTGTCCTATGTGTCGTGAATCACTCTGTTTCCATGGTATCATAGATCAAAAGAAACAGTGGAATCGTGAAAGATGTCACCAAGTATATGTAGATATAATGAATGAATTAATGACTGATTGTCCCGAGGAGTGTATTCCGTACCTACCTCATTGCTTATCTATCGTTCAAGAAAGATATACATTTGTAATGGATAATTATCCAGAGGTGAGTACCGATGGAATGGATATTATTTTGAGAAATGTATGGATCCCTCTAGAGACTGAACAGATATACTATCATGATATTCCAACCTATATACATTCTCTATTTGTGAATAGAACTGAACATGGAAACCTAAGTAGTATACGATATACGAAATGTTATATCGAAATGGATCTCTTCCATAAACTAATTGACCTTATAGATATGAACTCTGATAAGATCCCTGAGGGTGACTATCTGAAAATGTGTGACACTATAAAAGCATTACGGGAACAGGTTAAACCACCATCCTTTCTAGACCAAACCATCCCTATGTGGGTGAGTGACGAAACATCACAAGGACCTCTGGTGTTTCACCCAACACACGACATTCAAAATGGACCCATTCCAGATGGGCAACCACGTGACTGGTTGGATGATGAACTACCATCTGACCCTGATACAGCTGCCCAACGAGATCGAGAACAATTTCATCAACGATGGAGAGAATGTCATGATGACGAAGAGCGTGAGAACCCGGGGTTGAATCAATTTTTACGTGAGTTACATGAAGAGTGGTCTGACCCAGTTGAACCAGGTGCATACTACCCCCCACCAAGACAGGGAATGCATCAAGATGTTGAAGTAAGCCTAAGTGAATAGAAATACTTGTAATGTTAAGAAAGAATGGAAGAAC